TGAGTCCCAGGAGAACGGTGCGACACTTCTTTCCGGCGTCACATACTTATCGAGTGTATTGTTGAAAGCATCCTCGTCGTCCCGGAAAAATCCCCGGGTGTCCCGGTATGATTTTTTCACGTCATCCACCAGCGCCGGTTTTTCAGTGAGCTGCTGCTCAAACCATTCGCCCTGCCCGTTTTTCTGGGCCGTCATGCGCGCGATATCAACCGAACCCGTCATTGCCAGCGACTTAAGTACATCCCGCTGATCGCTTCGCTCATCCGGTAAAAGCCAGGACAGTTTTTTCGCCAGCGCGTAGGCTACTTTCCCGACAAACACAATGCCCTGGCCGAACGTCAGCACGCCCGGGTACAGGTCGTTGCGCAGGAAGCTGACAATCCGCTTTATACCGCCACCCTTAAACCACTCCGCCAGATCGTCCGTCAATCGGCGGATATCCGGGGCCAGTTCATTACCCAGTTGTCCTGAAATCTCCGCTACAGCGGAGGATAAGACGGTGCGCAGGTTCGTGACAGCACGGTTGCCGGCCATAGCCCCTTCAGCCCCCTCTTTCGTGACGAGGTTATAGCGCCGCTGCTCGTCCATCAGGTCACGGTAGCTCTTGCCGGACTGCTTGAGCAGCATCAACAGTTTGCTGGCCTCACCACCGAACAGCGAATCCAGTGCAAACGAGGCCTTCGATTCATCCTGCAGGCTGAGTGCACGCTCAACAATTTTTTCGAACTGCGCCATATCGCTGAGCCCGGCAAAATCACCAGCTTTAAAACCCAGCGTTTCAAACGCATCCTGCAAAGAACCCTGCTTGCCGTTCTGCTTGTACTCTCCCGACTTATGCAGATACTCCTCAAACAGATCGCCGATATTCTCCCCGTTCATGTCGTACTGTTTTGCGAGCGTGTCCCAGGCGTCAAAGGTGGTGACATCGACACCATAACTTTTCGCCACGCCTGTACGACGAGCGGTTTCTGCGTTGGTTGCCGCCGGTGCAATAAGGGTACCCAGTGCGGAGGCGATAACCCCACCGCCGCCGATGGCGAGCCCGGGGGCCATCATGCCCCCCAGTTGACTGGCGATCCCCATCCCCCGGCGAAACAGGCCTTTCCCGGCCCCCTTGAACGCTGCCAGTCGCTGGGCCTTTTGCATCTGCTGATTCAGCTTCTGCTGCTCGGCCTCCGTTTTACGGATTTCACGGGAAACATCGCTGTAACGCCGTTTAAGGTCTCCCAGGCTTTGCCCGGCCAGCTTCGCTCGCTTAATCTCCGCCGCCAGCTTAGTCTGGTCTTTCGTCAGCTTTTCTGACTGCTTCCCGACGTTCTTCAGGCTCTTTTGCAGGCCGTTCGCTGAACGGCTCCAGGAGCTGTCGATATTGCCGCCAAAGGTAATGACGGCCTTAAGGTTCTGGCTTAATCCGGCCACGGTTTACCGCCTCCAGTTCGTCGGTTAGAAAATCAGAAAATACGCTGAACGGCATATCCAGGTATTCCGTCATAGGAAAATGCAGACGTCGCCCCAGAAAACGCATCGCCCGAATCAGCCCTCTTTCGGACGCTCCCTGGGCGGGAGCATAAAAACGTTAAATGCGTCCAGCAGCTGCGCATAATCCGCCGCCGTCAGCTGCCAGATATCCTGCTCGCTGAGGTTGCACAGCAGCGCAATCATGCGCGCTTCTTTTTCTTCTTCACTGCCGCGATCTTTGGAAAAGGCGATACGGTCACGCACCAGGGGCTCACGCAGCGTCACCTGGTTGAGCGCACTACCATTTTCAAGCGTGACGGGGGAATACAGTTTGATCACGCGGGTTTCACCAGGAAAAGACATGTTTATCTCCATAAAAAAACGGCCCGCAGGCCGTTGTAAGTTCTTTTGAATTAAAGGCGTACTTTCGCCGCAAGGCCGGACAGGACATCCACACCATTCACCCGTCGCGCAAAACGCTCGGTATCAATAGCAAAAAGCTCCCGGCCATCTTTGGTCTGGCGGTAATAGCTCACCGCGATTTCCACCGTGATGGCATTTTCCGACAGACTGTCCTTGCCCCGCGCATCCGGCGTAACGGTCTGCACAAAGCCTTCGATCTCCTCGATGGTGCCCAGTGCGGTACCGTTCGCCAGATAACCCTGATACGCCGTAAAGCGCGGGCGGCTGCCGCTGACAAAACCAAAAGCGGTCAGCATGTCCGTGTCCACACCGTAGAATTTCAGCTGACAGGTCAGCGCCTCCATGCCGTCATCCACGGGTGTGGGTGCGTCCTGCGCGCCGGTGCGCAGGTCAGTTTTGACAATGGACAGCGTCGGCGGTGTGAATTCATGCGCCCCCTGAATGCGGACCCCCTGCCGGAAGAAGGTCCAGACGCGTAATGTGTTTTTTTCGCTCATGCTGCCAGCATCTCCTCAAGCGCATAGTTGTTATTCACCCGGACGCGCAGGCTGATAAGCTCAGTCGGCGATTTCGGACCAAAGTCATAGTTGATGTACAGCACGCCCGCCGCCATGCTCTCAGCGGTGTTAAGCTCCTCATCCAGCCAGGCGCGGCCGCCAAAAATGGCGCCGAGCCCGACCAGCTGACGCATATAGGCGTTGATGGTGCCGATAATGTCGTCGGCATTCTCCCTGTCCAGCGGGCGGTCAACGTATTCCAGCATCGTTTCCTGAATGCTGTCCTCGATGACGTCGGCGGTACGGCGAACCGATTCAAAGCGCCACTGCGGGTTGGTACCGCACAGGCGGCTCCCCCAGTGTTTAAATCCGGCACGGCGGATAATGGTGGACACGTTCTGCATGTTGAGCAGGTTCGCGTCGCAGTTTTCATCGCCGAGAATAAACTCGTCGATCTGCTCCACGCCGAGGATATTGTTAATGTCCTGGTTGGATTTGCTCCACCACCAGCCCTTCTCGAAGTCGATACGGGCGCGCAGCCCCGCCGCAAACGCAGAATACGGACGATAAACCAGCTGGCCGTCGGCGTTGCTGACCTGAACACGCGGGCGCAGCAGCTCGGTGCGGGTACCGTAAGACTGGCGACGCTGCACCACATCCTGCAGCGTGGCACCGGACTCACAGTCAACATACGCCACCGCCCGCAGCTTGCCGGCAACGGTTTCCAGCGCCTTGCCCACCGCATCATCCTCACTGAACCCCGGCGCAATCACGATTCGCGGCTGGTATGTCGTCACGGATTTCGCCGATGACAGCGCCCCAATCCCGGCCAGCACCGCTGCACGTTTCTCCTCTTCACTGGCCCCTTCCGCCACACGCACCACCACGGTCAGGGCATTTCGCTGGTCATTGATTTCGGTGAGCGCCTGTTTCAGCGTGCCTTTATCACCGAGACGGGAAAGCATCGTGGTACCGACAATCGCAACGGGCGTATTCATCGGGAACGGCTCATCCTCACCGCCTTCAAGCTGCTGCCTGAACGGTGAGACAATACCGCTACCGCTGCCCGCTGCGGTCACTTTCACCTCTGCCACCGCGCTCACCGCAGCAACAACGGCTGAAGGGGTTGACGTCAGCTTCCCGGCTTCATCGCAGCCAAGCGTGATGGTCAGCGTTAAAGCTGCCGCATCCCAGACGGCGGAAGTCTCCACCTCCGCAGGATTTTCCAGATCGGGAATACCGGCTACCGCCTCAACCACCACCACGTTGCCTGCCCTGCCGGTGATTTTCGCGGCAAAATCAACAACGTTATCCAGAATGGGGGTTCCTGTGCTGACACTGGCCGGCGTACCGGCAGAGGCATCAGGCGCAGTACCTACCAGACCGATAATGGCCGTCTGGATCGTCGTGACCGCGACCGTACCGGATGTCAGCTCGATCGTTTCCACACCATGTAAATTCGCCATTCATTTTCTCCAGGCATAAAAAAACCTGCCGCGGCAGGTCACATTTTTTGATTGGGAGGATTCGTGGTACCACCGCCGTCACCATTTTCTTTATGGTTATGGCCGTTGTAGGTTTCGCGGATCCCGCTCATTTTCCCGGCACCGTCCGAAATCTCCTGTGTTGCACCGATATTTCCGGCCACGTTCGTGTCGGCATTTATCTGCGTTTTCCCCTGAACGGTCAGGGTGTCGGTGATTTCCACCGGGCCGTCCAGCGTGCCTTTCCCGATAATTTTGTAGGTCCCATTCTCCACCAGCGTGATGGTCAGGGCATGCGCCGCCCGGTCATAGCGAATCTCGGTACCGTCGCCGTAGCGGGTGATATGCTCACTGTCGCTGCCCTTCGGCACCGGCAGACCGCCGGTATTCCAGCCGGGAAACACCCGGCCATTATTCAGCTCGCCCGCCTCCGAGAGCACCGTGACCGCATCCCCGACCGCATACGGATTGGAATCAGCCCGGTTTTCCCCGGAAAAGCCCTGACAAAGCGGCAGCCAGGTGGTGACGATATCGCCCAGATCAACCCGGCATTTCGGTATACCATCATGCTTAACGGAGTGAATAACCCCACGCCGGACGATATTCGCCAGACGGCGCTGTAAATCGCCCTCGATATCACTCATCGGGTTTTGCCTCGTAAATCAGCTGATAGTCATCCACATGTGTCCGACCGATATCCGGTGCCTTACCCAGCCAGGCTGCTTTCAGCGGGGCATTCAGCTGTGCAAACGGATCCGCACCAAAGGCGGCTGACTGTGTGAAGGAGATTCGCCAGACCAGGTAATCATCCATGCGCGGATCAAACTCATCGCGTGCTGCATCGACAAAGATGGCTGGCTCCAGATGGGTCAGGCCGAACTGCTGGCCGTCAATCCACTGGGTGATATCTGCGGCCGCCGTGCGCAGGAAAATTTCCGGGCGACTGACACCTGCCCCGGCCGCATCCACCACCACGAACAAATCGCAGGACAGATTAACGTTGAGCTGCCCCTCGTTGCCCCCGCCCTGCTCCCAGCCGTTAATGGAGAAATAGACCGCCGGGGTGGTCAGTCCGGTAAATCGGGGGACATTTTTTTCCGGATAGGCATCGGCGTCGCGAACCCAGTCAATTTTTTTCAGCGCGCCGGTGACAGCATCGTGATACTGCCCCAGCAGCAATGGTTCGGCCATGGTTTACCTCAGACAGAAATACGGGCTTTCACGCGCCCGCGCAGATCGGTTTCAAAGTGATGCATGAAAATCTCAATCGCCTCAGCAAAGGCGTTATCCTCGATGTAGTTCAGCATCGGCTCATAAATATCGACTTCCGCCTCGCGGGTACGACGGGTATCAGGATCGCGAATAACCACCGTGCGCCGGTTTTCACGACGGGAGCGTGCCACCTCACCGTTTTCAAAAGTACGCGGGGAAAGCAGGCTGCCCTTTGGGGTAAATCCGGCGTTTTCTGCCTGGCGTCGCGCCTTGATATACCTCCCGGTGGATTTATCCCGCCGGGTATGGTGAGGCCTTACCCGCCCGTTAATCCTGCCTTTCAGGTCTTTTACCTTGATGGCATTGAGTCCAAACCAGAGACGAAAATTATCAAGTTGTGACTGAGAAGCGCGATCAAGACGAAAGGAAAGCAGACGCCGGCGCACCAGATCCAGGCTGCGGGGGGCCAGTCCGTCTTTCAGGTCTGACATCGCTTTTTTACGCAAGGTGGTGGCGGTACGTTTCAGCGCGCGGGAATACGCTGCCCGAAACTGTTTATGGGTGGCACCGATGTGCTCTGCTATCCGCCAGATGGCATCCACATCGATATCGACGGGTAAATCCCGTCGCAGTCTGGACTCACGCGCCATATCAGCTCCACTTATTGATGTCCGGCTGCACCTTACCCGGTGTGCCATACGCCAGCGTGACGCGGGTCCGCCCTTCCTCATCAGCGCCGACGTGCGTCACACGATAAGCCGTACCGTTGATCTCCACACCGTGATGCTTCTCAAGCCCCGCGATATCTGTCGTCAGCGCGCTGAATCCCGGAGAGCGATCCTGAATTTGTCCACCGGCAGGAACGTCAACCGGCGCATCGGGCGTCTCGAAAATCACTGTGACAGGACGCACCTCAGTACCGATAAACAGGACCGCCGGCAGTGCTTCCGCAAATGCCCGGGAGATCCGGGCATCTGCACGGGCCAGTCGGGCACGAAAGCGGTTCATCAGTAACCCAGCCGCACCGGAACAGTATCGACATCTGCAGCTGCAGCTGCCCAGGCGGTACCGGCCAGAGGATTCGGTGTCGCCGCTTCTCCCGCTTCAACCGTTAGTTTTCCGTCTGCCAGATACAGCTTCTGGCCGGGAGTAACCGCTTCCGCCACCTTTGGCAGAACGAAAACGCCCGTGGTATGCAGCACACCCCACAACCCTGCCGGGATGTCATCGTGAGCGACGCCAACCAGCGCCCCTGAAAGCACGGCGTCCCCCGAATGAATATCGGTTGTACCGATATTCTGAAAATCAAGGGTGTTGCCGTCCTGCTGATAATTTTTCGCCATTTTTCTCTCCAGACAAAAAAGGAGCAGCACGCGCCGCTCCGTAATAAAAAACCGTAAGATGACGGTCGTTATTTTTTGGTGACTTTAACCATGCCGCGCCAGTCAAGCGGTGCCACACCTGCATCGATACGCACCTTAAACGCGGCACCGTCAACGGTGAAGCCCTGCTGCTGCTCCAGATATGGCGTATCGATACCGTCCAGATACGCCACTTCAATAGTGTCGCGTCCCTGTGCAGCAGTCAGGTAGTAATCCGTAGGGCTGCTGTCATCCAGACGGGCCTCAGAGGCCACGGTCACAAAGTTCTGAATCGGGTTAACAATACCGCTGTTCGCATCCGCGCCCGGCACGCTTGCAGACTTGATCAGCTGGTTAGCCCGGGACTCGATAGCCACTGGCGTCAGCATGTAGGCCGGGCGAATATTCAGGCGGCGATCGCCAGATTTTTGCAGCAGCATCGCCTTACGCGCCGTATCTAGACCTTCGATACTCAGGTCGGCGGAGACCAGGTTGCCGTGGTCAGCGTGGAACAGCGGCTTACCGTCCGACATTTTCGGGTTGCTGGTCAGCACTGCCCACACCAGATCGCCCACGGTGGCACGCGCAGCGAGCCCCATTGCCTGCGGGATACGGGTCAGCATGTCCAGGTCATCGTTAATGATGGTCTGGCGGTCAATGCTGAAAAGTTCTCCGTAGGTCGCCAGCGCAATTGGCTCACCGCGATCCTTAATGGTGACATATTTATATTCCGCCCCGGCGCGGACCTTGCGAAGCGATGCCAGAGATTCCAGACCGACGCGGTGCGCGGTTTTGAAATCGGTCAGGGTGCCTTTACGGGTCCACTGTTCGAATGACTCTGTGGCCTCATCCCAGCCCATCAGCACCGCCTTGTGCGCCACGTCCATCAGGATATTGCCGAAGTCGCTGCTGCTGTGAGTGAACGCCAGCCCGACCATCGCCTGTGCCGTGCCAGCGCCGGAGATACCGATGCCGCGATCGACCAAGGAGGCGCGTGCCAGTTCGCGCAGGGTGTAACCGTTGTAAGCGTTATCCTTCTCGGCCTGCGCATAGCCCGCGCGGGTCATTACCGCAGCGCGAATGGAATCACCGACCAGATTGCCGTTACCGGCATAAAGGTGAATGGCCCCCGGACCGGCGCTCGGGGTAGTACCCGCCGCCAGCGCCTGCAGCAGTTTGTCGCGGGCCTTTTCGGCGTTGCAGGAGAAATCGGCCAGGCATTCCGCTTTCAGCGTCGCGAAGGTCGGGAACGCCTCAAACACGGCTGAGACAGAATTCACGCGCTCCGCATTCGCCGTCTGCATCTGCTGCTGCAGTTGCTGGGCCAGCGCGGAGATATCGATGTTTGTCATCTGCGGCGCGGGCTGTTGTGGCGCTGGCGGGTTCAGGTTTGCCTGCACCGGTGCGGGCTGCTGTACCGGTGCAGGTTGTTGTGGCTGATTCACCGGAGCTTCGGCGCGCGGCGCAAAAAGAGATTTAATCTGTTCAGGCATGTTCTGGTAATCCTTCAGTTTATTTTCATTCACACAGGCCGCGGCCTGCAGTTCAGGTTCAAGCTTGTCGGCAAAGCCTTTTTCCACTGCCTCGGCACCGTTAAGCCAGGTCTCCGCTTTCAGCATCGCTTCCAGCTCCTCCTGCCCCAGTCCGGTTTTGTTCATGTAGGCGCTGAGCATCAGGGCTTCGTTACGATCAAGCCAAGCGGCGTAATCGCGCATGTCGTCAGAATCCCCGGCGATACCGCCCCACGGTTTGTGGACCATGATCCAGGCGTTTTCTGGCATGTGCACCGTGGCGCCGGGCAGGCAGACAATCATCGAGGCCATACTGGCCGCCACGCCATCCACCCAGATATCCACCTTTGCTTTCAGCCGCGACAGGGTGTTGTAGATGGCAAAGCCCTGCATGACATCGCCACCCGGGCTGTGGATATGCAAATCCACCGCGCTGGCCTCAAACACCCCCGCCTCTTTACAGTCAGCGACAAACTGCTGAGCCGTAATACCCCAGCCGCCGATCACGTCATAAAGGAAGATTTCGACGCGACCTGCAGCCAGCGCACGGATTTCATACCAGCACTGGCCGTTTGCCGCATCGACACCCGCCAGACTGGCGCGGGGGTTAATCATCATCGTCCGGCTCACGCCGTTTATCGTCTGGTTTTGCCGTTGCATCTGGCATCGCTCCTTTGTCATTGGCGGCGTCGGAATCAAACACCAGCCCGTGTTTACGGTTAAATTCGGTTTCACGCAGTCGCTGGCGCTTAACCTCCTGCGGATTTTTACCCCTGGCCCGCGCCCATTCCGCTTCAGTACCGGCACCGCCACGCACAATGGCTTTCCAGGCGTTAGCCTCTTTCCCCGGATCTATCCACGGCATCACCGGACCGAGATAGAGCGCGTTATAGAGGGAATTCGGATCCACGTCCGGCGGGACTTCAACGCCGCTCAGCAGTGCCATCGCCAGCCATGCGCGGTAAACGGGTCGACTGTGCTGACCCACAAACCACTGCTGCAGGACGTTGTACCCTTCGAAGCTCTCCACAAGCTCCTGACGCTGGGAGCTGTAGGTGCCGTTGTAGTCACGGGCAATGCTGGAATAGCTCCCGCGAGTGCCTGCAGCCACGGCCCGCATCTGCCCGTTACGGAATTCGTAAAGGTGAACGTTCGGGCGGTTTGATTCCACCATGCCCAGGTCTTCGCCGGGCCGGAGTTCGTCGTAAATCATGCCCGGCGCGATATCGTAGTGACGCTGACCACCGGGCGTTGAAAACTCACTTTCATCGCCAAGGGACTGGGCATCGCCACGCTTGATATAGAACCCCAGCGCGGCGGCAATACGGGCGGCCACGCGCTCGCTCTCTTCATAATCCTTGATGTCTGACAGACGGGTAATGACTCCGTGGATCAGGCTGATACCGCGCAGCTGGTGCAGACGCTTGCGCTGCGCCAGGTGAAGCATGTTGTCAGCAGAGACGGTTTTAAGTTCGGCGCTGAACCGCGTCATGTTCGCCGGGTGGTATTTGTAAACCCGGTACCCGACAGGACGGCCCCAGTCGTTCACGATGATGCCCTGCCGAACCTGCTGGCCGGCGGTGCTGTTCAGGTTGAACGGTACAAAATCCGCCTCCAGCATTTCCAGCGAGAACGGTACCGAGGTGGCATGATGCAGGCCCGGCACATTCCCCCTGACCAACTGCGTGAACACTTCCCCGTCACGCAGCGCAGAACGCAACAGCAGGCGCTCGGCTTCCGGCCGGGTAAACATGCCGGTCACTTCCGGACGCACGGACCATTCCGCCCAGAGTGCCGAAAGCTGCCCGGCAAAATCGGAATGGAGATTGCCCTCAAGATCGAGTGGCTGAGGCTCAACATGGATGCCGTGGGCGCCAATTACCCGGTCTTCCATTTTGTCGAACAGGCCGATCACCAGGTCATGGTTTTCATCGAGCCAGCGGGCCTGTTCCCGCAGAGACTGGCCTGCTGCAAATACCGAGGTGTCCGCTGACTGGCTTTGCTTTTTGGCCTTGTGCAGCCGTGACGGGTTGGCCGCTTCATACGCATTAAGCCGGAGTCTGTCCCGCGCGCGCGCCGCCGCCCACCCGGGGGAAATAGCCCCCAGTGTTCTTTCAAGAATGCCCATAGAACGCCTTACAAAAAGTTAGCGAGTTTGTACGAACCACCACGGCTGTTAACCGTGCGCCAGCGACGCTCCCAGTATTCAAGCTCGTCGCGCAGCGCTTTCGGGTCGTGGTTGGTAATGGCGCGACCATTTACGCCAGTAAAGGAAATACTCTTTCCATCCAGCGAGTCCTGATAGGCCTGACGCACCATTAATAACGTTCTCCAGATGTCGTCTTTCGTCACAGCCAGCCTCCCTTACCTGAAGACCCCAGCCAGCTGCCGGACAGTCCGGCTCCCTTTTCAGGTTCAGCCTGGACAGGCGACTGAACGGGTTTTGTTTTTTTCACGGTTATCTCCCGGGGGCGTTCCCCTTCATGAATATTTGGGTTGAGATCCTGCGGCTCAGCCCATGCAGGGGGTTTTTCCCAGTCACGAATTTTTTCGTAGCCGCGCAGAACCGCAACGGCATGGGCATAGCAGAACAGGTCAAAGGCTTCGTTGGCACCCTTGCCAGGCTTGCGCCATTTGCCGTCCACTCCGCGCTCTTCGTAGGTCAGTTCCTCGTAGAACCATTCCCCCAGCCAGTCAGGAAAATGGATATAGCCCGCACCGGGGGTTTCACGGTCCAGATTGTTGCTGAGCTGATCCTTGAGCAGGTCGGTCTGCAGCAGATACACCGGCACCTCGCCACGCGCATCGGCCCGACGGTCGCTGCGTTCGGTATTATTTGGATGGGTTTTAGTGATGATTTTCTGGCGCTTTGTACTGTCGCCCTTGACCAGGTAAACACGTTTACCCAGACCGTCACGGCGGCACTGTCGCCAGAATTTATAGGCGTTGTCGGTTACGCCCTCTTCACCGCCGCTGTCGACAGCCATGGCCAGCACCGGCATACGGCGCGTCGGGTCAGACTGAAGCGCATACGTTTTTTCCAGCACATCGGAAACCAGCAGCTGCCAGTCCTCCGGATACGCGCCGGGATGGATCGGCTCCGCCTCACCATGCTCACTGCAGCGCAGCGACTGGCGGATGTTGTAGCGATCAACCAGCCAGCGTTCACCGTTTTCGCCATAACCGATAATCTGCACGACGAAACGGCGCTTTTTGCCGCCCTGGACGTCAACGGCCGCCAGCAGGAAACGCACTTTTGGCGGGACCAGCCGTTTACCGTAATCCTCCACGCGAAGCATCAGCGCATCGGCGCGTCGCTGTTCGCTGGCAGAGCGCGGCAGGTACGGCAGCCCCCAGTCGGTGTTGATAACCGCCTTAAGGGTTTCTTCGCTGCCGGTCGCTTCATACTCCTGCTCAGCGGTCAGCAGTTTGTACACCAACTGTGCCCATGTCTGGTACGCGGCTGCCGGGCCTTCCATCCAGAAAGATGCAATGCGAGAACGCCGTGGCTCACCGGAAATATTGCCGTCACGGTCAATACTCTGACCTTCACGCAACCAGACTCCCACCCCGTTCAGCGCGCGCTTTTTGTCTGCCGTAATAATGCCGCTGCAATGCGGGCAAAGCAGATGTGCCGCCTCACTGGCTTTTACCGGGTCAGGCTCATCACGGTAGCCGCTCATGGCCGACATTTCCGGCTGAAAGTATTCGCCACAGTGCGGGCACGGCCAGTACCAGCGACGACGATCGCCACGGTTATACAGTGAAAGTGCGCCTGTTGTTGGTGGCGCTTCATGAGGAGATTTGCGACGCCATTTACTGTCGCGAATATCCCGCCCCGGGGAACACTCCACCAGGGTCATACCGGCAGACATAAACGTCGTGGTACGTTTGGAAGCCAGGGTAAAGCCATCGCCCTCGCCGTCGATGTCCTCAGGAAAGCGGTCATAATCCGTGAGCGCCACACATTTAAAATCTGACGAGGACATGATGTTGATGGAGGGCCAGCCAATCTTGAGATAGTTCCCCGCCAGAAAAGTACGATCATGCACGTTGTTATCGTTTCGCAACGGGCTCAGGCGTTTTGCTACCTCAGGACTGACACGGAAGGTTCTGGCCAGTCGCTTTTTTGAGTGCTCGCGGGCTTTCTCTTCGGTCATCTGAACGACGAGCATATCGGACGGGTCACAGACAATGTTGTATACAACCCAGCCATCCACCAGGCCGATCGTTTTCCCCGTTCGTGCCGGCCCCACAAACACCACCGCATCGTATTCACGCATCGCGAGGCAGTTCATCGGCTCAATCACATACGGGGCGACGGCTGGGTCCCACGGTACCGAGTTACCGGCCCCCATGGGTACGCGCATAAATTTCTGAACCGCCTCAGCCACAGGCATACGGCGCGGGGCTTTGAGAATGGCGGAAGCGTTACGCCTGACTTCCGCTGCCGTGGCCTGTCGCATGACTTACTCCTCTTGTTGCGTATCCTCCTGTTCCGGTGAGTCGGCCTGCTCAACTTTGAGGGCTATCTGATCGCGCAGATCGTCAATAACCTGCTGCACCCTGACAACCGCTGCAGGGGTCATGGCGCAATCGCGCTCAAGAATATCGGGTAACGTTTCCAGCACCTGAACCATTGCTTTCGCCATGGAGGAAAACTCTCTGGTGACTTCGGATGCCGGGATCAGCTCCCCTGTTTCCTGTTGAAACTTGAGCCGCTCACGCTCCGACTGAAACCAGGCTTTACGATCCGGGGGAAGCATTTTGTCGACGTCCACCAGCTCGGACGGTGTGGTGCTTGTCAGCAGCTCCCGCAAAATATCGGTGATGGAATAAAGCTTAAGTTTCGGATTGCTGCCGGGTGCGGGTTGCACATTTGCCAGCTTGCCTGCGACCGTCTGACGGTGCAGATCAGTGATGGCGGCCAGCTGAGTGATATTCAGCCGGAAATTTTTCAGTTCGTTATCCATGATGGTGAACAAAAAATGGTCATTTCGACATCCTGCAGATGCTCAGGACAGAAATATCAAGAGGTTAAACGGATGATGATGAAACCCATAAAATGCAAAAAACTAGCCGATTTCCGCGTGTCCTCGCCCCCTCGGTGTTCAGAATCGCCAGGAGTACCTTTTCAAATGAGAATCAATCTCGAATAAATACCCCCTAGTTGGGGTGATTCTCATCTTCGCTCTTGTTCGATTTGACGAATCCCAGCGAAATTGTTGTTGCCCTTCTCAATCACGGCCAGCAGCGGCTTAATCCAGAGTACCGCCTGGCAGTACGTTATTGAGCCGGCGGCAGCGGTACTATCATCGGCTGCGTTAGTTCCGTCGGTATCGGCGTGCATTGCGCTGGAACGTAAACGGTACGCGTATTCGAGCAGCCCACCAGCAATGTCAGCAGGAACAGGCAGATCACAGGTTTTTTCACGGCGGAGTATCTCCCGGTATTCAATTACGGTTTCTTCGGTGCTGGTGTCGATCAGGGAGTTAAGCCTGTTGGCATGTTCTGCAACCTGATTGAATCGATTGAAGTTGAATGCCTGGGTGGCGATTACCTGCCCCT